CAAAACAAGAGACACGTCGACCTCGCCGCTATGACACCTGTTACATTTGAAGGTAAAAAGATGGAGAGAGTCTCTGTTAAAGAGTATTTGAGGTGGGTGCAAATTGAATCCAAACAACATTTTACTGAAGAAGGTCAATATTTGGCCAATCAAGAAGCAATTCCGACAAAATGTGGGAAATGTGGTATGTTGTATTGTAATTGTGCATCAGTGTTGGAAAAAGTTTTGGTCCCGAAATCAGAAACGCTTGCTGATCTAATTAGAAAGCAATCTGATGGAGAGAAACCTCCTGTGTGCACTCCTTGCGATGATAAGGAGGAGTGTTCACTTCCTGTTCTTGAGCCTAATGCAGGTGAATGGGAATATTATTCGGGCAAAACTAGGGGAATCTTCCATCGACGTGCTGAAGACCTCCAACGAGGATATGAGCGTGCTTTGACTTCGTCCATTTTAGCCACTAACGCAGTTTGTTTGTGGTGGGAAAGAGTCGATTTTATGCCTGAGAGTTGGATTTGTCATCCTAAGGTATTGAAATTCGGTTTGATCTTTTGGAAAGAGGACATTAAACGTTCATTGATTACTGGAAACAGCTTCTTTGTAGCTATGATGCTTGCATCTATGTGGACCTTTCCTCGCTTTAGTTTACTTTGGCTTGGATTGGCTTTGTTTGGAATGTATTGGTATACATGTGCTACAGTGCAAACGTACAAAAACATGGTTCGTAACAGAATTTTGGAGTTGAAAGACGTTGTGTGTACGTACACCCAACAGTGGCAGTTAAAGTATGCCATTATTGGGTTAGGAGCTATTGGACTTATTCTTAAAACTATGAGATCCAGATACATAAAACTGGAAACTCAGACTGGATTAAGTCCTGAGAGTATTGATGAGGTGCAAGAGCGCAATGACAAGGTGAATCCTTGGCTTGTAGCTGAAACTGTTCCTTTGCCGATGTCTGAACCTTCAAAGACTACTACATCTGATAATTTGGCCTCTTCTATGAGGACGAATTTGATCGGAGTGGTGTCTGATATGAATAAGACTACTCTTGGATTCTACATTACTTCCAACTTCATGTTAGTACCTACACACTTTCTTCGAGAACACGGAGATCGTGACGTAGCTATTCGATGTTACAAAACTGAAGAAGGAAAAGTTGGCGGTTACTTCAAGGATAAGATTTCTAAGGCATTTCGTGTCGATATTCCTTTGACGGACTTTACACTTTGTTTTGTTACAAGTGGAGGTTCCATGAAGGATTTTCGAAAGTTTTTGCCTGAAGGGAATGTTTTGAAAAGGAGTCCTGCTAAGCTGGTTACGCGAGAAATAATGGATACATCATTGAAAGCTATTCCTATGTTGTTTAAAGGCAGCAGTCGAGTTGCACACACCCAGACTATTTTCATGGGAAGTTATTACGACTTACCTATAGAAACTCAAGCTGGTATGTGTATGTCTCCTGTTGTGAGTGACGCAAAGGGATCTATGATTATGGGTTTCCACTTAGGTGGAAAAGGAAAACTCGGTGGATGTGGAACTTTAACCATTGACCAAGTTAACCTAGCCATTAGTGAATTGTCTTCAGTTGATGGAGTTGTTTTGTCAGCCTCTTGTGGTGATTTGATTCCTCATATGGGTGATTTCCCAACGGAAACGTTTGGAAAACCTATTTTTGAGGGAGCTGAAATTCACCCAAAGAGTGCTGTAAACTTCTTAACTGAAGGAGCTTGTATTGATGTATATGGAAAAACAAGTGGAAAAGCCACGCCTCACAGCAATGTGTCACCAACAATGATGTCAGATGCTGTGCAAGAGGTGTTTGGTGTACCTCAGAAATGGGGTGCTCCTAAGATGAAGGGAAAGGGAAGATACCCTTATCAGGCTACGCTTGTTCACGCTGCTGTCCCTAGCTTACCGATTGGAAGTGTTTTGGTTAAGTCTGTTCGGTCGATCAAGGAATTGACGACTGGTTTGAAACAGAAGATTCCAGAACTCTTCAACGCAAAACCATTGTCGAGAGTTGCCACAGTTTGTGGGTTAATCGGTGTCAAATTTATTGATGCCATGAACTTCTCATCTTCTCCTGGTTTCCCGTTGTCCGGGTCAAAACATCCACTTTTGGTGGATTTAGATCCCAAGGACCATCCGGAC